GGGTGACAATGTTGGACTGGATACAGGAAGCGTTGAACAATCAAGTGATCTGCAAGTGGGAGGCGCTGGAGTTGCATTACCACGCGATGTACGGGGAGATAATGGAGGACGGTTACGTGAGAGTGCAGACGGAACAAATGGAACAGGCGATGCAGAGAATATTGCTCTGGCAGCACGACGAGACACAAATGACGATGCACTAAACGCAGAAGCCGAAGAGATTCCAACCAGCGAAGGTGCAGCGGAATTAGGCGCTGGAAGCCAATTAACTGCAATAGATGCAGCTGCAAACGAAGCAGCAACATCGCCTACGAATGACAGACCCGAACCCACCGAAGCACAAAAAGAAGCTGGCAACTATAAGAAAGGTAAAGTCCGTCTTCATGGCTTAGATATTTCTATTGAAAACCCGAAGGGCTCTACCCGTAAAGGTAAAGATCAAGATGGCAAAGAATGGTCTTCAGAAATGAAGCACCACTATGGAGATATTAAAGGTACTACCGGCGCCGATGGCGATTCTATCGATGTATTTATAGGTGATAATACTGAAAGTCAGAAAGTATTTGTTGTTGATCAGGTAGACCCTAAAACAGGCAACTTTGATGAAGTCAAAGTGATGATGGGTTTTGATGATGCTGAAGCAGCTAAGTCGGGCTACTTGTCAAACTACGATAAAAACTGGAAAGGCTTAGGCGAAATAACCGAAGTATCAGTGGAAGACTTCAAAGCATGGACTAAGCGCCCTCGTAAATCTAAACAGCCTTTTGCATTGCCTGCTAAGCCGAAGAAAGTAGAGTCGGTGGCAAAAGATCAAGAGGACTGGGGCGAGAAGATAACCACCGCTAGAAAAAACATATCAGTCCGATGGAATGAAAATTCCACCGATGAAGAGATCAGCAGCAAGCCGCTAAGCAAGACATGGCCTGAAAAAGAATTTGATGATGTTGGTGATACGTATGCGTCAGCATTCGCTTTTGCCGCTCGCGGAGAAATACCGCGCAAGCCAAATCAGTCATATAAAAAGCAACGCTGGGTAGAAAAAGTAAAAAACTATCGTCAGCTAGTTAAAGACAATGTGGTTGACGGTTTGCTTACTGGCAAAATCACTAAAGAAAAAATGAAAGAGTTGGGTGGTAAAAGAAACCTTCAAGACTTCTTTGCAAAAGTGGACTTAATCAGTGAGCTTGACCGCAAAGACTGGGGCAAGGTAGAGCGCGTATTGTCTTACCCTGACTCTATGGATTTCAACCCTAAAACAGATAAGCTTGATATCCCTAACCCTAAAACCTATGTTCGCATTAACGGCAGAAACCGCGAATTTAATTCTACCGACCCTAAAGTTTTAGCGGAGCAAATCAAGCCGTTCCTTGAAGAGAAAGTAGAAAAGCCACAAATGAAATTTGAGGTGAGCGGTAGAAAGGGCAGCTACTTTGTCAACAAGAAGGGTGATCCAGAATACACAAGGCTTGCCACATTCGACTCAAGCAAAGAAGCTTTCGACTTCATCAAAAACAACAATAGCAAGTTGGTAGAGTCGTGGGAGTCGCACAAGGCTAGAGTAAATGTAACTAAAGCTGACATTCGCAATAAAGTTAACAAGCCTCGCACCGGTGAAGATTACCGTAATGGGAAAAATGCAACCGCTGAAGACTTCCAAAATACGTTTGGAATTAAGCGCGGCACCTTTGGTAAGTGGGTGAAGCAAGGCAAAGAGCGTCAAGACATGCTTAACGGTACGTATGACGCACTAATGGACTTGGCTAACATAACGGGCGTACCACCTAGAGCATTAAGCCTTGAAGGTAAGCTAGGTTTTGCTTTTGGCGCCAATGGTCGAGGAAAAGCTATGGCTCATTACGAGCCAGGCGAAGTAGTGATAAACCTCACCAAAACCAAGGGGGCAGGCTCACTCGCACATGAATGGTTCCACGCACTAGATAACTATTTTCAAAAGAAACGCGATACATTGCCGACCACAGAAAAAGGCAACTTCATTACGCATAACCCTGAAACCTATTACATTGGCCCTAGAGGTTATTCCGTTCCTGAGAGTCGCTTTAAAGACATGCGCGGCATTAATAAAAATGAATGGCGTAGGGTAGAAGGTGTGCGCCACGAAGTTGCCGTATCATTTAAAAACCTTGTTGATACGCTGAATGGATTGGACTTTGCGAAACGCTCTAGCCGATTAGATAAAGGGAAAGCCGGCGGCTATTGGTCAAGCAATTTAGAAATGGCAGCGCGAGCATTTGAAAGTTATGTAAAAGCCAAAATGAGCGCTAACGGTTATGACAATGAATTCTTAGCTAACGTCACAAGTGCCACCGATTTTGTGCGCGATGATAACCGCTATCCTTACATCAAGGCCGATGAGATTGCAGAAGTGGAAGCGGCTTTTGATGATCTTTTTAATACCATCGAAAGCAAAGAGAATGACAGTGGTGATGTTGCATTATTTAGGCAGGGTGATGGCCCTAAGAAAGCCAAAGTAAAAGTTGATGGCAAGTTATTTGAAACTGGCAAGCCTGTTACTTTCCCATACCTTCACAATAGAGATTCTGCTACCAAAATGTTTGGCATTCCTGATAAAGATTCGCCATTTGGTAGAGGATATGAACCATCGGCCAAGTACGTCACTTATCACGATGGTGATAAGCCAAGCTACGGAAATTTTGAGGCAGGCGAAATAACCTTCAATAACCCTTTAGTTATTGATAACGACAACCTTAATTGGAAGCAGGCTTTAAGTGAAAGCTACGGCGGTAAAACTGGCAAGGCGTTAAGTAAAGCAATCATTAAAGATGGCTTTGACGGTATTGTAACAGTTGATGGTAAATCAATTAGCGAAATCGTTGACCTGACAACTTTCGATGAAAGCAAGGCTTTATTCTCTGCCGCTGGCACTGTCACTGGTAACGCCAACACGCGTACCATCAGCCGTTCTAATGCAAATGAAATCGTCAGTCGATTCATTAAGGGGCTCACTAGCGCGGATAAGAATTACGTTTCTGTTGTTTCTTCTTATGATGATCTTCCTACAGAAATAAAAGATGCAGCAAAAGCCCAAGGCGTAGAGTATCAAGTAAAAGGCGTATTCCATAAAGGCAAAGTCCATGTGGTTTTAGATCAGCATACCAGCGCACTTGATATGGAAACAACGCTTTTCCACGAGGCTTATGGTCACTTAGGCATTAAAAACCTGTTTGGCGATGACATTACCAAAAAGCTCAACTCACTATTTATTGCTAACGGTGGCCTGCAAGGATTGCGCGAAACAGCGAAGCGCCACGGCATTAACCTAGAGAAATACATCAAAGGTTTAGACAAAACCAATATGCCGCAGGAAATGAAAAACCGCGTACTTATGGATGAACTTCTAGCGCACCTGCAGCAAAGCAATAAGCCATCTGTTAAACGTTTAGCGCGTGAGATAGTAGGCATGATCAGGGAAGGTCTACGTAAACTTGGTTTACCTGGACTTTCAAAAGTTACCGATAGTGATTTATTCTATGTGCTGAAGCAGGCGAGAGCGGCGGCTAAAAATGGCCCAAGTCAAAGCCCTGCTGAAACATTATTCCGCACAACCGATGATGCAGCCACGTTCTCTGCGCCGGTAGAAAAGAAGTGGTCTAAGGATTGGTTTAAGCGCAAGCTACAAGATAAGTTCGCGCCTATTAAGGACATGCAAGCGAGTATTGAAAAAGCTACAGGGCGAGAGTTGCCAGAAGACCAAAACGCTTACCGAGCTGAAGAGTTGTTTTATGGCAAAACTGAAAACGACTTAAACAAGATGGAAAAGAACCACGTTAAGCCGTTAGTTGATGCAATAACAAATAACAACATCGATTCTGCAGAGCTTGATCAATTCCTTATCGCTAAACATGCCAGGGAAAGAAACGCCCACATCGCGTCAATTAATCCTGAAATGCAAGATGGCGGCTCGGGCATGACAAATGCTGAAGCTGACGCAATACTTTCTCGATACGAGCAAGAGGGAAAACTTAGAGGCCTAGAGGCGGCGGCAAGCGAAGTCTATAAAATTACGCAGAAACGCCGTGAGTTAATGCGCGATGCAGGCTTAGAAGATGAATCGCTTTTAGACGTATGGGATGCGACCTATGAGTTTTATGTGCCACTGAAAGGCTACGCTGAAGATAGCGAAGGTAACACAGTGGAGAAAACTGGAAGCGGTTTTGATATTCGTGGTAAAGAGTCAATGCGAGCCATGGGTAGAAGAACCATTGCCGAATCACCAACCGCTCACGCTATTCAAGACTTGTCAGCTACTATTATTCGTTCCCGCAAAAATGAAGTAGGGCGAACATTCCTGAAAATGGTAGAAGAGAACCCAAACCCTGACATTTGGGAAGTGTTCACCGAAGACAACCCCGACACTGAAAGACGTATCGTGAACGGCGAGGTAAAAGAAAACCAGCCTATTGATATGCGCTCACGCAAAGACGATTACTTTTCAGTAAAGGTAGATGGTCAGTCAAAATATATAAAACTGAAAGACAAAGACGGATTGCTAATGAAGGCCATGAAGAACATGGGCCCCGAGCAAATGAATACGTTCACCCGTTCAATGTCTGAGGTTACGCGTTGGCTATCTATGGTGAACACCAGCTTAAACCCTGAATTTACCGTTACCAACTTTACTCGAGACATTCAAACTGCTTTGTTCAATGCGTTAGCTGAGCAAGATTTAACTGATGGCAAGGTGAAAGATAAAGCCATAGCCATGAAGATGATCAAAGGCTCAGGTAAAGCCGTGAAGTCGCTATGGCAACACAGTGCTGGCAAGTTGGATGAAACCGACCCAATGTATAAATGGATCGAAGAGTTTCTTAGTGATGGCGCCAAGACAGGTTATTTCGATAGTAAAGAAGTTGACAAGATAGGAACCGACTTAGCCGATCTTCTTGATATGGCAAACGGCACCAATAAAGGAAAGCTACTCAAAGCCAAGCATAAGATTGGTGACTTCATTGAAAACGTCAATGGTGGTATCGAAAACGGTGTAAGGCTATCTTCTTATATTGAAGCGCGTAAAGCAGGGGTAACCCGAGAAAAAGCGGCGAGCTTTGCCAAGAACTTAACAGTTAACTTTAACCGTAAAGGCGAGATTGGCACTTTCTTAAACAGCCTCTATATGTTCTTTAATGCGGCTGTTCAAGGTAACGCTAACTTTGCCCGGGCTATCATTACACCTAAGGTTGATGAAGTTACTGGCAAGAAATCGCTGAACATGGCTCAAAAGGTTGCGGTAGGTATTTCGCTTGCTTCATTCGGATGGGCAGCGCTTATGCGTGAAATGGCCGGCGATGATGAAGATGATGTGCCTTATTGGGATAAAATACCTAAAGGTGTTCGTGAAAGAAACTTTATCATTCCTAAAACCTTATGGGGTGGTGAGCCTGGCGAGTATTTAAAAATTCCACTGCCTTACGGCTATAACATTTTCTACAACCTTGGTGATGCTGCAGAAGCGGCGATCAATAGTGATACGAGAAAGAGCGGTGACCTAGCTGCAGAAATGGCGCTTTCTGTTTATGCCTCTTTCGTTCCTCTTGGTTCACCTGTTGGCGATAATGGTGCAGAGTCAGCTTTTCTTGCTGGCACTCCTACAATAGGAAAGCCACTAATAGAAATTGCTCTCAATAAGAACTTTTTCGGTGGCCCAATCTACCGCGAAAACAATCCTTACGGAGCGCAGCTTCGCGACTCGCAAATGTCTATGAGGTCTACCGGTGGTGGGTACAAATGGATGGCTAGCTTTATGAATGACGTAATAGGTGATGGCCGCAGCTATAAAGTAAACGGTGAAAATCCTTGGTATGACGTAAGCCCCGACTCAATAGAACACTTGGTTGAATTTTCATTGGGTGGCTTGTACCGCTTTGGTTCTCGTATTTATGACAATATTTTAAAGTCTTCGCAGGGCGGTGAACTTGGATATACCGACATTCCTTTTGCAAGGCAGCTTAACGGCAAAGTTCAGCCTTACGCTGACATTACTCAGTTCTACGAGGCGAGACAGCAGCTTAAAAACATCGATGCTGAAATGGATTCGCTAAGAGGTAAAGAGCGCTTAGAGTTCAGAAAGGAGTACGGTGACAAGTTAAAGCTTCAAGGTATGATGGGTATGCTTGATAAGCGCATGAAACTACTTCGCGAACAACGTGACAGAATTGAGATAAACGAATCACTATCTTATGCGGAAAAAGAAAAGAAACTTCAAAGGATAGAGGATCAAATGAAGACCACTGCAGCGCGATTCAACAAGCGGTGGAACGAAGTGAATTAATTCAATCTAACATAGGTTTCTAGAGAAAAAATTACAATGAAAAAAGCGAGCACATAATAGAAGTTCCAAGTGCGCCAGTGTCTCGCTATTTTCTTTAGTTTAGATTGTCTAGCCATAGCTGGTTTTCGACTCTTGTTTTTCTATCGCAAATGGAATGAGTTAAAAGTATAGCACTTTTTGTTGTGGTGTTAAGTGGGGTTTACTATTGCGATCTGAGTCGAATTTTTAAAAATGTGTCGAAGTTGGGATGAATCATTTTTAAACTTGCCTCTATCCCTTTAAAAATGTAGTGGTTTCTAAAACGTACCAAAGAAATGTTTTAATTTCGTTTTGTTCTCTTATGTGACTTTTTAGCTTGTAGGCCTCGTTTTTAAAAGGTTCTTTCATATTTTTCCATTGTTAACGTTTCACTTTTGCGTCAAATGCGCTTATTTAAAGCTTGAATATGTTTCGCTGTTGTGTCGAAATATCGCGACTCTTGTGTCGAATGATATTTTTAACTATGGCCCTTACGGAATCTAAGCTTCAGGCATTACACGGAAAGAAAAACAAAAACACTAAAATCATTCCCGATAGGGATGGACTCTACATTAGTTGCGGTCTTAAAGGCAAACTTACTTGGGTGTTTCGATATCGCTTTGAAGGCGAACAAAAGCGAATGACTATGGGCACTTACCCTGAATACTCACTTGATGAGGCGAGGGAAAAACTCATATCACTAAGGCGAAGGCTTTATGAAGGCTTTGATCCGAAGGTGCCAGAAGTTAAACAGAAAGTAACACTTGCGTACTGCACTCAGAAGTGGCTTGAAATAAAAGTGCCCACTTTAAAGCCTAAAACGCAAGGTCAGTACAAAAGCACCGCTAGCATATACTTACTTGATAAAAACTTTAATGTTGATGTTCAGACCGCAGCGCGTGAAGAATGGATAAGGTTCTTTGACAACGTAGCTGAAAAAACATCACGTGTTAACTCTGGCCAAGTGCTTAAACTGGTTAAAACGGTTTTGCGCTGGGCTCGCTCCCGTTCCTATATTACTGGCTCTACCGTACTTGACTTTGAGATCAGCGCCGTAGGTGATAAGCCTAAGCAGGGGCAGCGTAATTTGCAGATGCACGAAGTTGGTTTGTTGTGGGCATTGATTAATAAATCTCGCGCAACGCCGGCAATAAAGAATTGCACAAAACTACTACTTATATTTGGTGCGCGTAATGGTGAAATACGCGAAGCGCCTAGAAGTGAGTTCGATTTAGAGCGTGGCATTTGGACGTTGCCGCCAGAGCGAAGTAAGAACGGCAAAGAGTTAAGAAGGCCTATACCAGAAAAAGCCAAAGCGATTATACAAGAACTCGATGATACCTACGGAAAAGATGGTTACCTAATACCTGGGGCGCACCTTGGTACTTGTGTCACCCATCCAGCTTTAAGGAAATACGTGATCAGGCTTAGGCTGAAGATGCTAGACATAGACAAAAGCTATCGCGCTTTCACACCTCACGATTTTAGGCGAACAATTTCTACCCGACTCTCTGAGCAGGGA